AAGATGTTGCCGTTTTCGTCTTGATCGAGCGAAGAGAAGTAGACCTTCTCTTTCTTGCGAGCGGCTCCCACACCTGCCACGATAGGCTTGGTCTGACTCCATGCCAATAGACGAATAACATCGTCCGCTTGGAACGTCATGTCTGAATCGACCATAAAGAGATGGTCGGCGTCTGACTCAAGAAATTCGTTGGCAATAATATTCCGCACTCGGGATACCACGGAGCATCCCGAGACGTTGGAGATTTGAATCTGAATACCGTGCTGCTGCGCTTTGACGCAGAACTCGGCAAGCGCAATTGCTAACTTGACCGAGACCTTGAAGTCATAGGCTGGCAACCCGATGAACAGTTTCTTGCCATGCAGGTTGAAGGAGGCTTCTGATTGCATGACATCACCCGTATATCACCATGATGGACGCGACATCCGTCAGGTCTACATAAAGGTTAGTCTCAACCAGAATGCCTTCCCCCGGCATTGGTAGCCAGAAAGTACCAGAGGCTGCGGCTGTTGGTGAGTTCATCGTCATCAAGATGGGACCGCTAGAGCCGCCATCTCGGAAGACAACAGAACCAGCGTTCGCACCTGAAACACCATAGACAGACTTGATCCGACAACGAAGCAAATCGTTGTCGTTCTGATCTTTCATCTGACCGTCAGTCGTTCGCGGCTTTGACGCTAATACATCATATTGCATGGAAGCCATGTCAGCCTCCTATTACGAGTTCGCGAACGGCGTAGCAGGAGTACCAGTGCAGACGATAACGCCATTGACCATGTACTTATTGGTGGTCAACGAGGTAATAGTGATGCAAGTGCCAACAAGACCGCCAGTGTCAGAGCCGTTCAGATTGATGAAGTCGTTGGCAGCGGCAGGAACAAAGCCAGCCATCGCGCCAGACGAATCCGAATCAATCGACAGAACCGAGCCAATAAACTTGTCAGTGCCATCAGTTGCAATTTTTACCGAAGAGGTCGCAATCGTTGCGTCTACCCAAATGGTAAAGGTCGCGCCTTGATTGTTTAAAGTGTTTGGATCGGTTCCCGGACCAGCCGATGCAGCAGATGCCGAGGTATTGATTGCTGGAAGCGTAATGACCAGATTGGAGGCTAACGTGCCACCTACCTTCAAAGTCTTGCCAGCATGAGCCGCTACGGTCAACGTGGTGCTGGAGGTGATAGAAACGACATTGCCCGGACCCTGCGCGTAAAAACCATTAAGCGAGCGAACCGGACCATCAAATGTGGAAATTGCCATGATCAACCTTTCGTGTTGTAGCACATCCTCTTATCGTCTCTACAAAGTCTGCTAGGTCAGTCGATAAGAGTTGAATCCCTAGATGGGAACATGATACTGCGTTTAAACGAAAAAAGGGAGGGTTTTACCCCTCCCCTTTTCATTACGCTCCGGGCGAGCCGAAGACGCCCAGCGGGTCAGACCAGCCGAAGCTGTAACGCTCGCGGGCTTTGTAACGGACGTTGCCGGTATCAAAGTCACCGTCCATCGAGGTTGCCAACGGGGTACGCACAAAGTGCTTCAGACCGTTAGGAACGTCGGTGGTCAAGAACCATGCGTTATTGTCGGTCAGGAAGTGGTTAACTGTGTAACCTTCCGGGATCGACCCATTGTTCTTGAGTGCGTTGATGTCGTTGTTGTTGGTCGCGACACGGAGTTCGGTTTCCAACAGGCGGGTAGCCACGAACATCAGGCTTGGCGGTACAACCAACTTGCGTGGTTTTGCTGCGATCAGCAGACCACGTTCGTCGGTCCACGCTGCGATCTGGATAACGGCGGCTTCAAGCGAAGTCTCGTTCAGATCGGCAGGGGTGGCTGGCTCGTTCGAGTTCGTGCCACCAGAGACCAGCGGGTGTGCGGTCGAGAACAGTTCAACGCCATCACCACCAGTGTAGCTGTTGGAGAAGCCATTGTTCAGGACGTTTGCCGCTTTGACCTGCTTGGTGTACGACATGGCACGAGCCAGTGCCTTGGTATAGCGCGACGAAAGCGAGTCATAGAGGTTGTCCTCAATGGCTTCTTCGGTCAGGCTGAAACCAAGCGCGATGGTTTCGTGCTGGTAACGAGCAGTCCATGCTTCCTGCGCGTTGTCATAAGCGATGGCAGAGCCTTCGTTTTTGACCGGCGCGGCAGAGAAGCCCGACAGTTTGGTTTCTTCTTCGAAGGAACGCTCAGAGGTTTCGGTTTCGAAAATCTCTTTGTGTTCTTCACCATAACGCTCATATTCCAGACCGAACAATGCGTTCAGACCGGGGAGCAGTTCTTTCAGTAGCTGTGCGCGAGAGATAGCCATTTATTAACTCCTTCCCGTTGCATTCTCATACAGGGAGATGCCGAAGTTGAAACGGACAATCACCTCTGTGTAAGAACCCGGATAGCCAGCAATGGCGGTCTCGGGAACAACGTCCACCACACGAATCGGCAGAGTGGTCTCTGTATCGGTCGTGCTTAGGACTGCGTTTTTCGAATTGCCGTTGGTAGTGCTGCCAGTGTTTTGCACCAGTGACACGTTCTTACCAACAGCGGCTTGAGTGAGGAATCCAATGGTTGTGCCAGTGGAAACCACAGCGACTTTGTACAACTGATCGGGATCATCTTGCACATAAGCCGAAATTCCCGCCACATCCACACCGCCGGGGTAGTATTGCTTGTATACCGGTTGCGAAGTGTTGGGATCAATGTAGGTGCATCCGAGGAATACACCGATGGTGGTCGCGGTAGCCGTGGTCTCAACCTTGGTGATATTACCGCTGGCGTTCAACGTAACCACATCGCCAAAAAAAATGGCGGTCGTTTCGTTTTGACCAATCGGTAGGTCACGGGTTTGACCTGCGTACACCTGACCGCCCAGCAGGTTCACAGGAACCATGCCGTAGGGGGCAGAGACTTCAGGATAAGCCATGTTTTACTCCTTATTCCCTTCTGCCTCTGCTAGTGGTTGATTTACGTTCACTAAACAGCGGCATCCGAGGATCATTTTCCTTCATAAGATTGGCGTCTACAGCTCGCGTTTGGGCGTCTGTCTGATTGCGAACATAATCGTTACGCTGCTCGACAAAGTCCGTTGGCGTCTTGGAGAGTACCAACCCACCGATCTCGACCAGTCCAGTGGACTTGCCGGGATATTGCAGTTCAGCGTGGTCTTCCCGTTTAACAGGAACCCACCCTTCATCCTGCTTGGACATCATGTTTCGATCATCCGATTGTCCTAGAATCGATTTACGAATCCAGCGGTACGAATAACCGTCTTCCTTGTTGGGATTTGGTAGGAGCGAAGGTGGTGTCCAAGCCTTCTTCCTCATCCCTTGTTCGCGAGTCTCTTGGTCTCGTGGTGTACGATCAGCCATTTGTCATCTCCTTTGCGACTTGTTCAGCATACTTTTCCAGAGGAACTCCAAGTCGCTTTGCAATGGCGACCTGAGTCTTCGTCAGGGTGATCTTCTTTGATCCCGCTGCTGCTCTGGAAGCAGGAGCGACAACATTGGCGGCAGGTTTTGAAGACCTGAATTTGTTGGGAAATGCATCCCGTATGCGAGCATCGATCTGCTCGAAGTAGGCGTCCGAACCAGCGACATATCCACTACGGACGAGTTCATCGTGGATACCAAAGGCAGCACCTCTCATGACTGGGTCTTGGTCAAACCATTGGTTATCCGTTACCCACTGACGGGTGCGTTCGTCAGGAACAATTTGCGGTTGTTGTCGAGTTTCTACCGGAATTTCTGGCTCTTGTAAAGGGGGCTGATAGCGAGGTTGATAGTTTTCCATCTCCCGCTTGCCGACCACCGCTTCGGAAATCTTCTTCTGCGCGGTGATCATCTTCTCCGTGTCACCCGCTTCGTAGGCTTCCTTGTATTCCCGCTCTGCCTGAGACAGCAAGGCATCATGCTTTTCCTTGGTGTTTTCAACCAGCACCCGCTCGCCCTGCGAGAGTCGCTCCTGAAGCTGTCGATTCTGCTCCGTTAACCGCTGGGCATAGCTCAGGGCTTCTTGTTGCTCTCTAACAAGGCGTTCTTTTTCCCGGCGCTCATCATGGTAGACGGCGCGTAGCTGGCGAATGCGCTTCTGGACGTTCTCCGAATACTGGGAGATTTCGTCATCCGTGACTTCGACAGCACCTTTCGGTTCGGATTTGCCACGATCCGGTTCCGGGGTGTCATCGACAATCTCGATCTTGGTATCACCCTCGATCTCGATTTCGAGTTGCTGGTTGTTTTCAGACATAAATGCTCCTTTATAGGCGGGTAACTACCCGTGGGTCGGCAATGACAGCCTCGACGGTGTCATCGTTGATGATGCGAAACTCCTGATCCCCTTCCGGCGTGGTGATCTTGAACCGTGTGCCGGAATAAGACCGCATGATGATGTAGTCGCCTTCCTTGCACCAAGGACCGTCCGGGAACTTTTCCGGGTCTTGATAGGCTTGCGGACCTAACGCCATCACCAAACCAACAATCGACGCGATCTCCTCTTTCTGTCGTGTGGGTTCGGCAATCACGATCTGCGAATCCTTGTAGGTCTCTTCCTTCTTGGGTATCGCAATCAAAATCCGGTAGCCCTGTGGTGCGGGCAACAACCTCATCAGTTCTTCATTAGTCATCTGGCAAGTCCTCTATGGTTCTTATTAAACGTTGAAACGCACGGATTTCCCCCACCACCTCACGGTAAGCGGAGTAGTCCTCAACAGGGTTGAAGGCAATCCTCTCCTTCAACGCCTCTTGTTCTTTTTTTAACTCACTGAGAAGATAATCCCTTAGTGCCAAGGTCTGCTCCTATCTTCATGCCTTCGATACGTTGCTTGGAATCGATGCTCTTGTCCAAATCGGCGGCTTTTGCCCCAATCTGTGCGCCAGCAATTCGCTCTTGTGCAGCAATCCGCTCTCTTTCCCGCTGGTCTTTGGCGGTAAGGTCGGCGGCGCGAAGCTCCAACTCGGCTTCGTCCTTGGCTTTTTTCCGCATGACTTCGGCTTCCCGGATGTCCAATTCGCGGTTTTGCTGCTGGACAACAGGGTCTTGCATGGCTTGCTGGGCTTGCTTCTGAGCAGCTTCTGCCTGATCCTTTTGCAGTAGCTTTTCGGAGGCAATCGCAACAGCGCGGGACAGTTCGACCTCGATGTCCTCCGGCAGTTGTTCGTCCGGCGGGGGCAGTGGAACGCCCAGCATCTTCTCGATTTCGATGCGGTACTGGAAGGCAACGTGTTCGTTGATGTGCGCCATCATCGCGGCTTGGATGACTTGCGCTTGCGGGTTCTGCCCGATGATTTGTTGCATTTTCGGGTCTTGCATGGCGCTCATGTGAACCTTCAAATGCGCCTCATGATCCTGATACAAGAAGGCTTTGATAGGCTTGCCCGATAGTGCTGCCATGTTTTCCGATACCGGATTCATGGGCTTTTGCTCATCTTCAATTGGGATGATCTTGGCGACATTCTTGATGCCCAAGACTTCCAGCATCTGCCGGTGAAGCTGTGGCAGGTCGTAGATTCCCGGCGCGGAAGCGGCTAACTGCAAGGCAGCTTGGTACTGCACCACCCGCTGCGCCATTGTTGAGGCGTTCGGGTCAGACACGGGGATGATGTCCACCATGTCGTAGTCATCCCGCTTGGCTTTTTTGGGGGCATCGACTTCGTAGGAATACGACTCGGGGGTGTAGTCACGGACGATGGCGGCAATGAGTTTAAACTCGTGCTTCATCGCGGCATGGACACGGGCTTGCACCGCGCTCATGACCTTCAATGTCCGCTCCAGAATTGCCAAGGTCGTGCCTACCGGGGCTTGGTTGGACATATCGCCAACCTTCAAATCTGCCAC